CAACAACTTTAGAAAGAGTTGCAGGATTTCTCAGTATCGGATGGGTTGACTTACCATTTCGGCGTTTTTGTAAAGAGGTTATAGAATGGCTACTTGAAGAGTACGACCAAGTTCTTAGAGATGACCCGCGTTGGATAGCAGCAAAATCACAATTAGCTTCTGATGATAAATATCAGAGACTTTTTCTTGGAGAAAAACGAATTTTTCTCGGAAAACAGTCTGTATCAGGAGACGCACTAAAGATTAATAAGCCTGATAAAAGCGAAATGAACGCTTCTGCGCGCGCAAACGCCCCTCGTAGATCGAGGAAACCGAAAAGGAAGGTTGTAGTAATAGGTCCGAAGACTAAAGCTCAATGGAAAGCTTCCAACCAACCGAAACGAAGACAACGTCAATGAAAGAGAAACAATAAACCTAGAAATGCAGGGCCTGGCCAAATGGCGAGAGGTCCCCGACCTGGTTTTACCCGTAGATCATGTACTGTAAGTGAACATGAGTTTATCTATGATGTTGTAGGAAATGGAACAAATTTTGGAATTGTAAACGGAGGTTTACCCTTTCCTATAAATCCCGGTCAAGTGACAACTTTTCCGTGGTTATCTGTACAAGCAAAACAGTGGGAGAAATACAAAATCCACAGTTTGAAGTTAGAGTATAGGCGCGAAGTAAGCGAATTCGCTACTGCTGGAACTATTGGCAAAGTCATGATTAATGTTGATTTGGATGCTGCTGATGCAGGTCCATCCTCAAAGACTCAAGTATTAGATACTGATAAACGTCTTTTGATGGATTGTATGCCATGTGAAAACAACTCTATAGTTATTCCTGGGAAGATTTTCCACCCAACAGGTGAACCCAAGTGGGTCAGACCTGGTGGATTACCCGGAGCTACAGATATAAAGACTTATGATGCAGGTAACATTTGGGTTACTACATCAGGAACGTCTGATAATACGACAAAATTAGGAGAATTACATTTAACCTATGTAGTTGAATTGAGTGTACCGATATTAGAGAGCACGACTGTTGCTCCAATCAACAACTCAGTAGCTACTTTTGAATCACAATCAGGAACCATATCCGCGTTAACCACAGGAACTGTTACGACTATACCCTTAGCAACAGCGGCCTTCAATGGTTTAGGAGCTGTTAACACAGCTGGTTTGATTGTTTTGCCTGCCGGAAACTATTTAGTAGACTGGTGGGGAGAAGTAGGTTATTCAGGAGCTTCCACTAACACTGTGGTGTCATTGTACAAAAATGGTGCCCAGTTTTTATTAGATGATAATGCGTTTACACAAACTAACGCAGCTGCCTTGAATGTTCAAGTTAATGGTAATGCTTTTGTTACTGTTAATGGTACTGATACCATTTCAATGTGTATCACTGCCACTTTCTCTTCAGGAACCGCTTCCCCAGGTGGGTTCATGAGAATTGTCGCCATCTAAGAGAGATGGAGAGTTTTTCAATACTATAATTGAACGTATCCCTATACGTAATGAGGGACAAAGGTGATTGTAAAATGTAGCTTAGAACTACTACCGAGGTAATCAATCTGACAGATGCTGTGTCTTTAAACTTTTAGACAGACTTATAAAG